ATCCAGCTTGACCGTTGACTACGCCACCAGTTGCAAACTTCTTGCCTGCCAACGCCTTCTTGATCATTGCGCGATCTTGAGCGGCGTCCTCATGCATTTCAGCCTTGCCACCCTTCTTCATCAGAAGGTTGGGGTTCATAGCGCGACGACGAGCCGCCATAGAAGGTTTCATGGGGCTAGCCGCAGGAGCGGAACCACCACGGGCAGGCATAGCTTGTGCAGGCATAGTTGACTGCATAGGCATATAACCGCCATCCATTTTGGAAGCCACTTTGCCGCCTTTTTTGAGCTTCAGAATAACTGAAGGCTCAGTCGTCATCATTTTCACCATTGGTTTAAATTGACCCATGATGTACTCCTTTAGACGTCAGCGTATTTGTAGACGATCGTCACACGAGCGGCACCAGCAGAAGCGGCAGTTCCAGTTTGGCTGTAAGTGATAGTTGCATAGACGTCGCTAGTGCCGACGTTTGCCCATGCGCTATACACACCAGTTGTTGCAACAGAAGCGCGACCTGCGCTACCAACCGAAGTGGCGGCAACGAAAGCGGCGGCAGAACCTGTCTTACCAACGGTAACAGTGTTTGTGGAAGCGGCGTTAAATGCCGTAGTCACGTCGATGTTGATGTCAACGATTTGAGCACCAGCGGGGATTGTTGCTGCTGTACTGTCGGTATAAGCGAAAGTAGTAGTAACGGCTGACAGCATGCCGCCAATGTTTGTCACTTGATTTGCCATTGTCTTTTCTCCTTAATGGAGTAGGGGGCGAACCCCCCACTTTTGATTAGACGCCAGCAGTGCCGTAGGCGCAACGTGGATCAGTGAAGCCAACGTCGTAACGCTCTGTGGCCTTGTAGCGCATAGAGTCAGTCTCGAAGTCACCTTCCATAGTCTTCTCCAGACGACGGCGCATCAAGAGCTTGAAGCCCTCAGGAGCGTCGGTCTGAACCCACCATGCTGTTGGGCTAGTCAAACGTGACAGAACAGCCGCGCCTTCGTCCAACAAACCGATGGACTTGACAGGGTTGATGTCGTTGTTTGCGTTACCTGTACGCAAGACAGATTTCAAGAGAACTTCAGCTTGGAAGATGTTGCCGGGCGCCACGATCAATTGACGTGGAACCAAACGGATCTTCTTGCCGTTGTTGTCAACTGCTTGACGGATCTGGATCAACATTTGTTCCAAAGAAGTCTGGGACAAGTTGGCAGATGTAGCCAATTGGTTGCTGAATGTACCGTTCACGATTGGGTGAGCAGTGTTGATCAGTGACACGCCGTCGCCACCGGGGTAGCTAGAGCTAAAGGCTGTGTTCAACACGTTAGCAGACAACAACTCTTTGGTTTCCACCAAAGACTGTGCCAAGTGACGTGCATAAACTTGACCGATACGGATGTGATCACCGTCTTCAACCAAAACTTTGGTCAAAGCGAACGCCAAACCGTATACCTTGTACACGTAGCGTTTCAGGAACAACACACCACCTTGTTGGTACGTCACAGGAGTGCCGTCAGGCAACTGAGGTGCCGCGCCGAAACCGTACAAGACGGGTTCTTCGTGGTAGTTACGGGGAATGCCATCTTCTTCACGGAACACACGGCTCCATTCGTCGGCACGTTGGTCATAGACTCCGTCGAAACACTCGTTGAGAATTGGTTCAACGATGGAACGGAAGTCCGTACTGCGCATTGGTGCGGCCATTTTTTACTCCTTGGCTATTTAAGCAATCGCGGTGACAGCACCGAAGAATTGCGAGTTAGCGATAACGACGCGCACGATGGTGTAGTTGTCACCCCATGCATTGTCAACGTAGGGTGCGAGGTCAACCACGCGAACTTGACCTTGCACACCATTGCCCACTGCAGAAGCAGAGTTCAAAGTGGCTTGTGACAGACCAGTAGTGGTCGAGCCAGCAGTCAAATTGTTCAGGTTGAATTCGTTACCGATTGTGGTTTGAGCCATAGAGCCGTCAGCTTGGATCTCATAAACGATGTTTTGATCGTTGTAGAAGTAAGCGACGCATGAACCAGTGGTGTATGCAGT